AAAGAATATATTGGTAATACTTACAACCAACACTATTCAACCACTAAAGATGGTTTTCAAGTACAAGATATGTTAAGACAACTTGATATTGACAAAGACTTCTGTCAAGCAAATGCAATTAAGTATCTATGCAGATATGGTAAAAAAGATGGTTACAATCGAAAAGATTTATTAAAAGCAATTCACTATATTGTTTTATTAATGAGTAGTGAAGACGAAGAATATTCAAATCAAATTGAACAAGACGCAATAGAAGCAAATAATAAGGAGGACTAATATGACTATTGATACAAGTATTGTTTACACAGATAAAGATGTAAACAAAAATTTATATAGAAAGAAAACTTACTACACACTTGTTATTGAACAAGAGGTATTAGCAAAAGATAAAGATGAGGCCGATCAAAAGTTTTTAGATGACGGTGGTATAGATCACTCACTAATTAATCCTGAAATAACAGTTACTAAAAATGGTGTTGAAACTCATATGGTAGATGCCAACTATACAGAAAGTGGTAGTACAGAGTATATGGGTAAAGTGTTGTATGCTGAAGATGATGAACATGCTGAAGAAGATGGTAATGTTGAGATTGATACATCTGCAGATGAAGTAATGCCAGATGTGGTAGATACTATGATACAATTAGAAGCTGATTTAACAAGAGGTAAGTAATATGGAATGGATACTATTAATATTAATTATATTGATGACTGCTGTTGCAGTTGCATATTCAGGTGAGTTATACTTATATTTAAGTTTAGTATTTGGTTCTTTTATAAGAGATATACAAAACTTTATTAACAAATTGAGAGGTAAGTAATGCACGATTTATTAAGACCATTAGAAGATTTAAAAGAAATCAAAAAATCATTAGGTGAAAATGTTGATAACAAAACAATGAAACTTATTGATACGAAGATTGCTGAGTATGAAAGTGATATAAAAGCAGTTGATGAATATTTAAGAAATGAATCAATGAAATATGATACAAGTTTTTTAGATGAAGTAAACACAGCACACGCAACAGAATCAGTACAAGTAATGGGTGTGACAGGATATGAGGAAGACAAGTAATGCCATTTGGTCCTAGTACAGCAAGAAACAGTAGAGAAGAATATGTTTTACAAAAAATTGAATACTACAAAGTTATGGAGTATATGGGTAGATCAGATTGGAAAAGACATTATTTTGAATCTTATAAAGACGCTGTAAAATCATTTAAGAAGTTAAAAGAAAATAAAAGAAAAGTATTAATCTTTGCTTGTAGAAATGACGAGTTAGGTGAGTTATCAACAGGTATCAACGATAGGTTTAAAGATGAGTAATCAAAGACCAGGTAAAGTAGAAAAAAAGTTAGACAGAAACGGCGATATGCAAGTCTATAAGTTTTTTAAGACTGCTGCCAAACTATTAAATGAAGAAGGTAAAGAAGACGAAGCATTTTATATGGAACAAATGGTAGATTGGTTACAAAGTGGTAAACCCTTACCTACGAGTGAAGAATCAATAACAAAGGCGCTAGGACTATGACAACTATAAGTTGTAATATATTGAAAAATAGGGGTGATATAACCCTCGAATCGGGTGTGAAATCCCTATTAGCGAGGCGCTCAGCGACACAAAAACAAGTAAAATCAACGATTTTTAGAGGGTTGACAATTAAATCAATACCTGATAGAATAAAGACATTATTAACAACTAACAAAGGACTATAATATATGATGTACACAAAAGAACTAATATTTGATGAGTTTAAAGAAGTAACTAAAAAAGACTTAAAAAAGAAAAAGTCTTTTACAAATAGAATCGAATACTTAAAATCTCTTAAAGAAGATATGATTAAAGTACCAAGAAACTTTAGTAATATTTCAATCACACCAGAACAACTTCAGAATACAATTGATTGTTGGTCTGCTCCAAATCCAAGAGATGCTTTTTATATGAAAGTCTTTAATATGACTTACGCAGAGAAGAAACAAGAAGAAGAAGCAGAATACTTTGATTTAGACAATGGTAAAAAAGTCTATATGAAAAAGAAACCAGAAGTTACAGATACGATTCAGTAATGTCAAAAAAAGAGAAGTTAGATAAGATTAGAAAAGACTACGATAATTATTGTAGATCATTAGGTGTCAATATTGATTCAGATTATAATTCATTTGACGGTTATGATATGCCAAATTATAAGTGTCGACCATCTATTCCGACTTCAGATAGAATTGTAGGTGATACTAAAAAACGAGTTTACTCCACACAAATACCTACAGGCAAAACAATTAGTGTGGCGTATAACAAAGGTCCATATATGATTGTTGACGCAGTGGACTTTAAAACAATGGGAAAAAAGGTATAGTATGAGAACAATGATGTTGATTACCATTTTAGTTTTAATGACAACTATGATGGCGAAAGCAAATCCAGTTACTACTTGGATTGAAAATGAAAAGAATAAGATAGTAGATTATCAAAAATCATCTTGGCAAAAAGGTAAAGAACAAAATGCTAAGAATTGGGAAACAATTAAATCATTTTTTACAACGGTGAAAGATAATGTTACACAAGATTAGTGATTTCTGTTTAAAGATTGATGGTGTCAAAAAGACAAGTGATAGACTCTATAATCTTAAATACAATAATCCAAAGACACCTGAACGAGATATGCAAATACAAGAACTTATTGATGATATTCAGGCGACTTGTAAACTAATTGCAAATGACACAAAACCTTATGACAAATAAAGATATAACAATTAAGAACTTAAAAGATAGAAAAGAAGAAATAAACGAAGAATTAGAATATAAGAATGTACAATCATTAGAAGATGAACTGTACGAAATTGAAGATACATTAAAAAAACTAGGTGTGAATGAGAACAATACTGTTAATTTTAATTAGTCTATTGTTGACTAACTGTGCAGCGAACCGATCACAAGTTGGTTCAATTGCAGGTGCAACAACCTCTACTGGTGCTTGTGTATCTATGGGTGTAGATAATCCATATGCGATTGCCGCTTGTGCGATGACAGGTGCTTTTGCTGGTGCAGAGATTATGTACAACTCTGATTATGATGTACACAATGCAGTATTTGTAGATCATTTAAATACAAGTCCTAAAGGTTCTTCATATACTAATTGGTTTAATTCAAAGACAGGTAATAGTGGTATCATACATACAACAAACTCTTATTTAAAAGGACCATTTAAATGTAAAGATTATAGTGCCACTGTTGATATAACAAACAACTGGCCATTGATTGGTGTTGGTGGTGTAAACAGAAATACTATATTTGGTATTGCGTGTCAAAAACCAGATGGACAATGGATTGAATATAAAGGTTAATATGAATAAGAAAAGAGTTTTATTTTTAATATTTTTGGTTTTACTTTTAATACCTGGTCTTGTAAGTATAGCATTTTCAGGTGAAAAAATATTACATAGTAAAATCAAATCAATATCACCAGAAAAAACTGATGGTCAATATTGTTTTATAAAAGTGATTATCAAACAAAAAGATGATGAGATAATCAAAGAAGAAATTTTGGAGTGTGCTGATGGTAAAAAGGGAATTGATACACCAGGTTATTGGGAGTTATTTGCTCAATTTTACTACAGAGATATTTCGGCTCCAGAATACTGTCGATATTATAGTCGGTCAGGACACGCTTTTAAGACGCCAGGTAAAACGTGTTTAAAAATCAATGGCGAATGGGAGGTACAATGATTAAGAATATAATCATAATCTCACTAGTTATTGTAATTGTGACAGGTATGACAGGGGCTGAGTTTTTAGATCATATTGCTTTTGGACTTGACAAATTACAAGAAATAGTATATAATGTTCAAAGTGAGGTTAAATAATTATGAATAAAGTGAAAAAACTACTATTAGTTGTAGGCGCAGGGTTGTTACTTGCTAACTGTTCTGCAACTTATAAGATGAAAAGTGAAAAAGGTAAAGTCTTAAATCAAGTACCCAAGTGGTATATGAATGACTTTTCTGAAAAGAAGGCGTGTGATGCACCTACGTTTGGTAAAGACAAAGATAAAATGTGTATCTTTGGTGTTGGTACTGCGGTATCACCAGACCTATCTCTAGCGATAGAAAAAGGTATGATGATCGCCAAAGCAGAAATGGCAGACATTATCAAAGGTGAGATGAATAAATCATCTAAACAATTCATTACAGAAATTGGTAAAACACATAACAAATCTACAGTAACAGAAGTTGAGAGTACAATAGTAAACTTAATTAAAGAAACACCTGTAAGAGGTTATGAAATTTTTGCTAAAGATGTAACAATAACAAAACAAGGTTATTACAGAGCGTGGATTGGTTTAAGATTACCAATGGGCGAATATAATAAGATGTATAACTTCACAATATCAGAAGCTGTTGACGCTTACAATGTAAAAGAAAAAGCTCAGATAGCATACGAAAACTTAACAGGTAATACAAATGCAGATAAAAATATACAGTAAACAAAACTGCCAATTCTGTACTAAGGCAAAACATATGTTAAAATCAATTGGCTTAGACTATGAAGAAAAGATGATGGAGAGTTTTGAATCGCCACAAGCAATGATGGAAGATATTGGTAAACAAGTTAGATCCATGCCACAAATAAAAATTGATGATAAATTAATTGGTGGTTATAATCAACTAGTAGAACACTTTGCTGAACTTGGTAAAGTAAATTATAAAGGCGAAAAAATATAGTGAATGATGAAAATGTTATATTATTTCCACTTGATCGAGTCAAACAAGGAACTAATATAAAACAAGACCCTAAAGAAAATGCCAGAAAATCAGCAAAGATTAAGCATGAAAAGACTAAAGAATTTGTTGAAACACATATAGACGATTTAGCTATGGGATTATTGAGAAAGTTTGTAGATATGGCAATTAAAACTGATAGACAAGAGTTTACAAAGGGTCTTGCTTTATTAATAGATGTTATGAGAGGTATGGTGTATAGAGATTTTAATGTCAAACACCCAGCTCAAACACTTACAGATAAATTGGTCACTGTAAAAGAAACAAGAAATGGACCACAAGCAGAAATTAATTATAATATTGTGAATGATAAAAAATCTAAACCACTATCAAATGACATTAGACAAGATTTAAAAGATTCAACTGAGGGTTGGGAGGATTTTAATGATGATTTTGACCCACAGTAAACAAAATTCCACAGGAATCGCCTTTGCAGGTAGTAAAATAGTTAACTTAACGAAGGAGAACAATAATGTTTAACTTTTTATTTAAAACAAAAGGAGAAGATATGAAAGTATCAAAAACTCAAAAGGTATTAAACCTTTTAACTTCAGGTAAAGAAATTACTTGGAAAACTCTAAGACAAAAATTTGATCTTAGATCACCGGC